AAGCAAGAGGCTGGCAAACGTCAGCGCATTATCGAATTGACCGAATGTCAACTGGTGCCATTGGCCGAGCGCGCGAATGATCCTCCAGGCGGAAAACGGGTCAAGGCTATCGGTGTCACGGCGGGCATTATCAACGGCAATCGGCGCCGCTATTCGCGCCAAGTATTAGCCGACGCGGTTCAGCGGCTAAATAGCAAATTGAATGAGAGCGCGGGCCAGGGGCGCTTAATCCTTACTGGCGAGGCGGAACATCCAAGTGATAAGGGTAAGAAGCCTGACATCCTTGAAACTGTGTTTAAGTGGGATGCGGTATCTCTCAGCTCCACCGGCCAGGTGATGCTAGAGGGCATTATCATCCCAACCAGCAAGGGCAAGGACTTGCAGATTATCTCTGAGTTTGGCGTTCCCATCAAGCTGTCTCAGCGTGGTTACGGCGAAATGGAAACCGTAACCGAAAACGGCGTTACCTTTGCCGATGTGACCTATCTGGACATTACCGGCTATGACGCTGTTGCGAACCCGTCCGATCCAACGGCGGGCCTTGTAGAAAGTCAACAGAAAGAGGAGGTCAAGAAACCCATGAATCTAGAAGAACTATTGAAGGAATTGAAGGCGGACCCCAAGAAGTTGGCGGCCTTCTTGAAAGAGAACCCGGACTTGACCGAGAGTCTGACCGGTGAGCTGGGCCTGACCGACCGGCGGCAAATCGCGGGCGCACTTGGCATCAATGCCGCGCGGCTTGACGCTGGGCTGAAAGAGATGCAAGAGAAGGCGCAGCGCTTTGAAGAGGCGCAACGCCAAGCCGCCATCGACAACGCCATCAGCGAGGCGTGCAAGAATCTGCCCTATGGCGAAGTGCTTAACAAACAATTCGTGGAAGGCATCCGTGGCGCCAAACCGGCCACGGTTGAGGCGATTCAACCACTCGTGGAAGCCGAAGTCAAGAAGTACGACGCCATCCTGGCTGCCACCCGTTTGGCGGGGATGGGCAAGGGCGTGCAGGTCATGGGGCCAGTCTTCGAGCGGGAAACAGGCCAGGCGGAATACACCCGCCCAGCCTGGGAACTGAACGAATCCTTGGTACGCAGTGGCCAGGGCAAGCGGCGCGACCTGCGCAAGGCCGAAACCCGTTCCGAGATTTACGCCCGTCAAGTGCTTGAACGCTTTGACCGTGACTTCCGCCAACAGATGTTGGCCGAGTCGAAGCTGTTTACCGAAGCGGAAACGACCAGCGATCTGAACCTGCCGTACACGGTCAGCCGTACGATCATCGAGCAGGCGTTCCCGGAACTGATCGCCGCCAACGTCTTTGACTTTGGTGTGGCCAACGCCAGCCCAGAGCGGTTGTATTTTGAGTATTACGCCGGTGAATCCGGCAGCAGTGCCAGCGTCACGGACGAGGTAGTGACCGGCGACCACGGCGCATGGGTCACGCTGGCCCACGCTCGCTTGCAGCCCGGCACCGTGGTGCTGACCGACAGCGGTGGTTCCACGACCTACGAAGAGGGCGTAGACTACGTTGTCAATTACGTGACGGGTGCGCTCATGACCTTGGCCGCGGGCAGCACGACGGATGGTCAATCGCTCAAGATCGACTACACCTACGACGCCATCCGCAAAGGCGAGAACGCCGAAATTGAGCGCGCCAAGACTACCCTCAGCTACATCACGATGGAAATCGCGGCGGACCGTCTGGCCGTCCAGATCACGAACGAGGCCGTGGTCTTTAGCCGGTCGCAGCTCGGCTATGACGCCGTAGGCCGGACACTCAGCAACCTGATTCGGGAGATCCGGCGCATCATTGACCGCGGCGTCATCTACCGCGCCATTGCAGCCAGCCTGCAACAGGCCAACAACAGCGGCGGGATGTGGGCCAGTGGCAGCGACCCCATCGCCGAGCTGGTCGAAAAAGTGGGCGTGGCCAAGACCAAGGTCTACAACCGCTTCTATGTGCCGACCAGCATCCTGATGAGCCAGACCAACGCTGACCGGCTGAGCAACTGGGATGGCTTCACTCGCTTGGGCTTTGACAATGCCACGCTCAACGCCGCGGGCTTCGCCGGCTCGATCAAGGGCTTGCCGATCTTCGCGACGCCCGAAATGAGCGACAAGTACATCCTCACCCCCAACCGCGAGACGGTGATGCATCGCGTGTATCAGGCCATGATGCTGAAGGGACCATTCCCCTCATTCAGCAATGGCAAGCTCGTGGCGGCTGACCAGTGGTACACAGAGGAATACAACGGCACCGAAGTGCCAGTCGTCGAGAAGGTTGCTCACGTCATCGTGAGCTAGTAACGGAATCAGGAATTAGGCGATCAAGGAGGCTTGGCTGCCTAATTCCTAATCCCTACTTCCTAATTCAGAAAAGAGGTCTAATCATGAAGAGACAATTTACCATAACATCCGTAGCCATCCTGCTCTTTGCGCTCTTAAGCAGCCTTTGGCTTGTGCCGGCGCCACGCGTGGACGCCGCGCCGAACGCCGTGTTGACGCCGGTGAGCTACAGCGGCAGCGGCGGCGACAACCAGAAGCTCGTCTTCTTCAACGGCAACATCACCGCAGACGCGCGCGTCTGTGTTGACCTGAGCAACTACCAGAAGATTGACTTGCAATACATCATCGACCAAGGCACGACCAACACGACCACGCTCAAATTGCAATGGTCGAACGACTACAACGCCACGACCGCCACCGGCAACTTTGAAGATCAATCGACCATCGTTTCGGCCAACGCCGCCGACGCGCATGGCGGCCAACAGTATGCCCTGGTCGGCCAGTGGAACTGCGTCTTTGCGGATGTCACGAACAGTAACGTGCTGGGTCTCAAAGTGATCGGTGTCGCCAAGCCGTAATGGTGAAAGTCAAGTACCTGGGCAAACAACCCATCCTGATTGGTCATAAGTTCGCCTATCAGGGCGAGGTGCATAGCGTGACCGCTGCGCAGTGGGCGACGCTCCAGGCGCAATATGACAGCGCGCTGTTTGTGCTGCTCACTGCGCCGGTCACGAAAGAACTGTTATCGTCCGATAACAATAATGAAGCGCAAGGCGTGGGGACAGAAGGCGACCCCGCGCAGAACCTTAACAACCAAACAGAGAAGCCGGCCAAGCGACGCCGTGCCAAGGCGGGCTAACCATGACCGCGCCAACGCTGCAAGCGGGCTACCAAGCTGGTGCTAGCTCTGGGAATGAAACCACAACCACCGTCACCGCGCCGACGACGTTGCCGACGGGCGACCTGTGGTTCATCGCAATGGCCAGCGACATCTCGTCGCAGACATTCACCTTTCCGGCTGGCTTCAGTAAAGAGTGGCCCGACTTCACCTTTATCACGGGCAATGTCGTTGAGGCCGGGGTCGTTGCCAAGAAAACGAGTTCAGGCAGCGAGGGTAACGCCAGCGTCACGCTCGGCACGACCGAGCGGCAAGCCTGGGTATCCTTCGGAGTGCATGGCGGCAACGCTACCATTCACGCCAAGGGCACCGACAGTGAAGGCAACGGAACAACCGTCACCTTCCCAGCGGTGACCACCACGGTCGATGATTGCCTTCTGGTGCGCATCGTCTTTACCGATGTAAGCACTGGACAGACAACGTCATTTGGCCCGATGACCAACTGGACCAAGGCGACCGAAGCCTATGTGTCTAGTGGTGGCGCAGTCGGTTTCTATACCAGGACGCTCGCCACGCATGGCACCGAAGCGAGTGGCACGGCAACGCTGGCCACGGGTGAGCAGTGGTATGCCATCACGTTCGCCATTGCGCCGCTAACCCTAACTGTCGCGCCGACCGGCATTGCTACCAGCAGCGCCATCGGCACGGCTATGCTGGTGCAGCGGATCGGGGCGACCGGGATTGCGAGCGCAGCGGCGTTTGGCACGAACAAAATCAACCTGCAACTCAGTCCGGCTGGCGTGGCCACCGCAGCGGCGCTGGGGACGCCGACTGTCGCCCGTGGCAGCGTGACCGTCGCCCCGCCTGGCCTGGCATCGGTTGCGGCGTTGGGCGCCGTCACCGTCCGCCCGACCTACGGCCTCACAGCGACCGGCATCGCCACCGGCCAAGCCCTCGGCGCAAACACGGTCGCACGGGGCATCAACCCGACTGCCATCGCATCGGGGGAGAGCTACGGCACCACCAAGCTCAATGGCACGCTCACGGCTACCGCCATCGCCTCTGCTCAAGCGGTCGGCGCGCCGACCGTAGCCCGTGGCAGCGTAACCGTCGCCGCGGCAGGGATTGCCTCCAGCGCAGCGTTTGGGACCGCCTACATTTCCGTGGCGGCGCAAATCCTGACCGCAACGGGCATAGCGACCAGTGAGACAACGGGAACGCCTCAGTTAAACCTGCGCTTACCCCTAACCGGTCTGGCGAGTGACGCGGCCTTTGGGGCGCTGCTCA